GCCGGATTCCGCGAGAATTTTGTCCATGAACCAGTCAAGGGCTAATTCATCGCGTACTGTTCCTTCCTCGGTATTACGCAGGCTTGTGATTCGTCCTTCAACACACTGAAGATCCGAAGCCAGTCCACGAGTGGGTCCGACAGCCTGGGTGTAAAAAGGTTTACAGCCCGGCGGCAATAGATTTCGGACCACACAAGCTTCATCATTCAGCACTTGGCCCCTATACGGCGTATAGGAGACATTGTTGGCCTGTGGCAAACAACTGTGCATCTCGGTGAGAGGAACCTCGAACATTGAAGGGCAGTCGATAAAAGCATCAACCAATAGAGACGACATAGTCGTAAACGACATACGTTCCTTGCCCCACCAAAATAGTAGGGGGTACATCAGACTCTCAGCGCGTAGGTATGACTCAATAGATGCCAGCGGAGCTTCTTTAGCTCTTTTAAACCGGCTGTAGGCAGTTGTCAACACCGCGCGGGGTATTGTCGCTGACCTGTATTCGCCAGTTAACGCAAAGGACACGTATTCGGTCACACCAGCGTTTAGCCTAACGTCAGTGTCTCTAACTTGATCTGTCTTCAATCGAACCTTCATTTCGGGATCCCGTTCCTCATCCTCCATGATGAATCTTGTGACGGCCCAAGACCTATCTTTGCCTGTCTTGACCACCACTCGTTTCCTGAGTTCGTTCCCAGGTACGAACCACCCCATCGGGCCGTAAATTACCCGGCGAGGGAAGAGCCCTATCAAGCGACGCGTTATATCCTGCGGGTGCGCAATCTGTTCAACAGCATAGCACACTGTACGAGTAGGAAAGAGGCACACGCCGAAGAGTTTGAACCCCTCTTTGTGCACCAACACATCTGACTCGTAGTTCCACAGTGGATGACAATATTTCGCGCCGCTCGTCATGCTTAGTTGGTAACGTCCATGGCTGTCGAAAGTGTAAGCTCCGTTTGGTAACGGTGCTGCCGCAGCAAGGGGAACAGTTGTCCAGAGGAGAATCGGTTTGGCGAAAGATAGCCAGTAAGACATATCAAGATAATAGTCTACGTCAGCCATCTTAATCACCTCATCGTCTCGTGGATCCCTGTATCCAGCCCATTTGTAGCAAGCATCCTTAGCTGTAAACAACAACCGGAAGCCGCCATGTTCCTGTTTAAGATCGGACTCGGATGCGCAGACAGAGTAGACTTTATATCCCAAGTGACGGATTAGGCTATTGATGACCCGTGAGCCCGTATTGCGGATTGCCGCAGACTGGGCGTGTGAATGGGACTGGCCTCGGGGTGCGACCC